GTTTAGTGAAGATAGTTCTTCTCTAAAAGACTCTATCCTCGAATCTTTTCCTTCTTAGGTACAATAATCATGACCGCACAAGATCAGATCTAGTACAGATCTTCTTCTAGAACGTGCAAATCCATAAAGGACAAACAATGACGAACGAAGAAGCGAAGAAATTTGCGCAAGAGATGCACAAAGATATGTATGAGATTAAGGTCGAAGTACTTGAAGGCGGAAAGATGCCTACAAAGGCGCATGCAACTGACGCTGGTTGGGATCTATATGCGACAGAGGATATCTACATCTATCCTGGTCAAGTCATGAAGCACCCTCTAAATATTCGTCTAGAGCTTCCTCCCGGGACGTGGGCCGAGATCACCTCTAAGTCTGGATTAGGAGCAAGGGGTCTTCTTGTTTATGCTGGAGTCATCGATCAAGCCTATCGCGGTATTCCTCATGTAGTCTTTACTAACCTGTGGATGATTCACGGTCTAGATGAAGACGGTATTCCACTAATGAGGACTCAGCCGATTGTCATTAAGAAGGGAGAGAAACTGGCGCAAATGATCCTAAGTCCGTACAGTGATAACTTTTACTTGACTCAAGTCGAGTCAGTGAGTACAGACACAGATCGCAGTACTGAAGGATTTGGCAGTTCAGGCTCGATTTAATTTAAGGCAAGTAGGTATAAGGGAGTCAATGGCTCCCTCAAAAAAACTAAATCTATTTCAGGATGTTTTTAATCCGTCAGCTCGAATCTCTTCACTTAATCCAATGAGTGAAGATGCTGTTTTGCCAATGAACACGGAAATATGTATAACTCGTGTTCCGATTAGAAAGCGTGATGGATTTGACATAGAGACATTTAAGAAATTTGCGACAAAGCTAAAGAAGCACATGATCCCAAATGGGATTGTATTCTTGATCTGCTACGCCCCAATAGAAGCTAAGAGTCGGCCATTTGAGATAGCGCAAGCTATGACAGATGCCGGCTTTTTTCATATCGATAATATCGTTATTCAGAAGACCTGGTTTCCAGGCAAAAGATCTGAAGTCAATCTAGTCAACTCACATGAATATGTGTTACATTTCTGTAATGGAAATGTATGGAAATTAGATCGACTCCCGATTCGAAGATATCTCAATACAGACGACGAGATCAGCTGTCCTGGCAATACGTGGTCCATAGAGACCGGTTCGCTAGATGAGGCCTATCCTGTAGATCTCGCTGAGCTCTTAATTAGGATGACAGACTGTTTGCCAGGATCAATCATCCTGGATCCATTTGGTGGAGGCACTGGCTCTCTCAAGGCAGCCTTACATCTTGGCCACACCTTTTACGGTTTCAATATGGATGCTAAGATGGTAAAAAAGTGCGAAGCCATAATCAAAGAATATACAGAGAAAAATAAAATCAAGAGGGACAAATAATGTTATATGAGCGTCAAAAAGCTAAAGAAGTCACAACTGACAAGGCCGAGATCAAACGCGTTGTTCAAGCTGCTCTAAATGAGATGGCGACTATTGTAGGTTCGACCCTTGGACCTGGCGGTCGTACAGTGCTCATCGAGCGTGATAATCTAGCGCCCTTAGCAACCAAGGATGGAGTCACTGTTGCTAAGGCGGTAGGTATGGCAAACGCTCAGGCCTCTGTTGTTGTTGAGGCCGCTAAAGAGATCTGTCTTCGTACCGCAAAGGAAGCAGGAGATGGAACGACTACGGCAATTGTGTTAGCTAATGCTCTTGTTCAGAATGCCTCTAATTTTCTAGAGGCCAATCCTAAATACAATCCGCAGCGGATGATCAATGATCTTAATAAGCTATATGAGAGCGTTATTGTTCCATTCTTAAAGAAACATGCTAAGTCTGTGAAATCACGGGAGGAATTGATTAATGTCGCAACAATCAGTGCGAATGGGGATACCACTATTGCTACGGCTGCGGTTGACGCAGTTATGGCAGCAGGAGAAGACGGGCAAGTTTTGGTGGAAGAAGCTGATGATCCAACTATCCGAGTTGAATCGATGGAGGGATGTATCGTTACGTCAGGACTCAAGGATCTCGGGACGATTGGAATCTCATTTATCAACGATAGAGCAAACCAACAAGCAAAGATGGATGAAGGATTGGTATTTCTTTTCGATGGGTCCTTGAATGACCTCAAGGTTCCTGCTGCTATTCAACAGGCTGTCGAAGGAACCAACCTCTATGGAAAGCCAATCATCGTATTTGCTCATCACTTTGCTGATGTTGTATTAGACAAGTTTGCTAAGACTACAAAAGGCGGATACACAGTAGTTCCAGTTAAGACTCCAATGGGTGGAGTCGCTAACTCACGAGTCATGTTCTTACATGATATTGCGGCCTATACTTCAGCTACTGTATATGACCCGGCTAACCTTGATCTTGCTATCGAAGAGGGGCTTTCTTTTGGTTCCTTTAAGACTGCTAAGGTGAATTTCTACGAGGCCTTCCTTACAGCTGAACCAGATCCAGATATCTTAGAGGCTCGAATTGCCGAACTGAAGTCTATTGCCGCTATCGCACCGAATGACCGTGAAAAGATGTTCGTAAAGGCAGCCATCTCTAAACTCACTGGTGGTATCTCAACGATCTGGGTAGGCGGAGGATCTGAATTAGAGGCACGCGAAAAGAAGGCCCGTGTAGAGGATGCCGTTGAGGCCGTTCGTTCTGCTATTGCTGAAGGGATCATCCCAGGAGGGTGCGGGATACATCTCATCCTTGCCGATATCATTCGTCGCGACACGAACCGTCTTCCTTCATGGGTCATCATGGAACAGAGTCTAATGGAACCCTTTAAGTTGCTTCTCTCTAACTGTGGCGAAGATTTTGCCGATATCTGGAACGCGATGAACCAATTCATCACCAATTCCGATGTTCCTCCTACTCATATCTTTGATGCTAATACTCATAAGATCGTAGAGCCCGAAGAAGCCGGCATCCTTGAGCCCGCAAAGGTCTGTCGAGTCACCATTGGAAATGCCCTTTCTGTTGCGTCTATCTTGTCAACATTGGGTGGGTTGATTGTTTCCCCGCGGGATGCTGGATTAGAGGCACAATTAGCTCTTTCTAAGAGTGCCTTCAAAGATATGATGTCCGACTCAACCGGCCACGTAGGACAGGAGTAACTTTATGAATTCATCTATTAAAGTCGCACTAGTTGTTGCTGGAGTTTTGCTAACGGCTGCTCTTGCATTTGCTGGTTATATGACAATTCGTGAACATCAATATTCGGCAAGAATTGTTGAACTTCAAAATCAAGTTGCTCAACGTGATAAGACTATTGAAGTCCAGGAAGGTGTATATCAAAGATTGACGCAACAGTCTAAAGATCTAGACCAACTCCTTAAAGATAAAGATGCTGAGTTGACATCATTGAGAAATCAACTTAAAAAGCAGGGATCTGAATTACTTACCGCCAATACTCTTATTGTGAAATTGCGTAAAGATCTACAGGACGCAAGGGACGTTCCAGTAGTGGCGGTTGATCCTGCGAAGCCTGGTGTCAAGCAAGTAAATATCGATACTAATGAGAGATTCGATCCATTTCAGGTCACTGGAAAGGTAGATATTGATTGCGATACTAGTAAGGCACATTATGATGTAAAACTCAGTCAGCGTAGTCCAATCAGATTCAGTGTTATAGTTTCTCAGGATAAAGATGGAACTTGGCGTTCTTCGGCAACATCATCTACAAAGCTTTTTGATGTCGAGATTGCGCTTGCTGGCGTGAATCCATATCTTCTCGAAGAGAAGTGGTACGAAAAGCTATCTGTTGTTACTGAATTTGGAGTAGGTACTAACCCTGGAATACTTGCCGCTGTAGGCGCTGATTTTGAGATTGGCAAATTTGATCTTGGACCCCGAGTTTGGGCAGTTGTTGATACTCATAGTGCTTCTCCATATTTTGGGCTCTCTTTTGGATGGCATCCCTTTAGAAAGGTACGTTAATGGCCAAATATCGTTTTAAATGCGAAAAATGCTCAGTAATAAGTGAACGATATGCCTCTGTTCGCACAGAGGTAGTTTCATGTAAAGAATGTGATGGTAATGCTGTACGCCTATTTCCCAATATAGGCAGTCAAAAGGTAACAGAGACTGTTGATCCATTTCTCAATATTCGTCATGAAGAAGATCAGAAGAAGAAACTGGAAAATCGACGTCGCGAACACTTTTGGAGTGTTGAAGTGCCGCGGTTTGTTGAAAGTGGCATTTATTCAGTTGAAACGATGCTAGCAGAGGGCTGGGTCACATATAACGAAAAGGGTGAGATGATTGTTGCTAAGGGACCCAAGGAAAAATGATCTCGTATAATATTGTCAATGCAACTTATATCTATTGACATTGAGAATTTTCTTAGTATCGAAAAGGCACACCTAGACTTTGAAAGTACAGGCATGCTTTTGTTAGAGGGGTGGAACTATGACGTGGACCGAGCCAATGGCGCCGGGAAGACGGCAGTTCTTAATGCAATCTCATTCGGACTTTATGATAAGCTTCCTCGCAAGGTTACTGCTTCAGAATTGCTTAGACGCGGAGCAAAAAAGGGGAGTGTTTTTGTCCGACTTGATGTCGGAGGCGAGATTTTTGGGGTGTACCGATCAAGACCTAAGGGAGTTGTATTTACGCGTGAGGTTAATGGAACGGTTGAGAATCTCTCGCTTACCCAGGAGGAATGGGAAGCCAAACTTCGCGTATCCTATAACCAGTTTGTAGTTGCAATGTATTGTTCACAGACTAATAGTGCGACTTCATCTCGATTCTTACTTTTAAACGATTCTGATAAAAAACAGTTCTTATTGCAGTTACTTAATTTAGATGAATTTAATTTGTGCAAAAAGAAGTGTGATGAGATTATTGCTTCAATGCAAGTTAAGTTGCAAACATTTCAACGTCAGATATCAGAATTGCAAGTAAAAATTGATGCTTACGGCGAAGCTGTTATAGATGAATCTGAAACCAATTTTGTGATTGCTCAAAAGCAAGATGCTAGATCATCTTTCGTACAAGCTTTAGAGAAGGTACAAGCTGTTCAGCGACCTGATCTAGCTAAATACCAAAAACTTGAAGAAGATATTCTCTTAAAAAAGTCTGAATTTACAAGACAGCGAACTAAGCGTGAAATGCTGTTTGCTCAATGGAATCAACTTGAAAAAAAGATTAAGCCCTTTGCTGCTAACGAGTCATGTCCTACATGCGGTTCAGCATTAGACAATTCTCACGCCGAACTTGCGCATAATACAGAAATGGAACGTCTCAAGCAGGAGCGCCTCGAACTCAAGGAGCAGATTGATGCTATCGATACTTCTCTTTTAGCTGAGCAACAAGTATTTGACCTTCATACTAAGGTTAAGGAGCGAAAGAAGAAGGAATCTGCGGAATACGAACAGGCCTCGATTGCCCAAGTTGAATTATCTGCGAGTATTCGATCCATTGATTCCCTGATCGATGATTTGAATAAAAAGTTGAATAATAATGCCCAATTAGTGGAGAAGATCAATGCATTACGGGCTCAACGAGACACTCATAATTCCGGGCTATTGCAGATTGCAGAAGAAATTGAATTACAGAAGACGGTTGCAGCTATTTATTCTGCGACTGGTGCACAAGCCTATATATTGGATTCGGCAGTTGCTCTTTTTAATGAACAGATCTCTAAGTATGTAAATATGTTATGGCCAAATCTTACTTATGAACTACAGTCATATAAAGAGAATGTGAAAGGTGAAGTAACTGCTAAATTTTCTGAGTCCATTATCATGGACGGGAAGGAGATCTCTCTAGGTAGCCTGTCTGGAGGTGAATTAAAGGCCCTTTCGATTTGTGCAGACATAGCCCTTCTAGGTATTCTTGAACAACAGTTTGGCCTACATATGTCCCCGATTATCTTTGATGAGGCATTTGATGGTCTAGATGCCGCAGGCAAAGAATTTGCTCTAGAATTGATTAGGGGCTTATCTATAGATAAACAGGTGATAGTCATTGATCATGCCAGTGAGATGCGGGCTTCATTCGATAAAATTCTAAGAATTGAAAAACGCAATGGGATTTCACAGCTCAATACTGTAACCTGATAAAATGTAGCATTATGGATGATTTGGCACAAAAAGTCGAAGAATTGCTCAAGTCCTTGCTTTCATTGAAGACCAATGCAAAGAAGGATTTTTTTGTACCTGCTCTTAAGTCGCCTTCATTAAATGCACCTAAGCCATCTATTAAGCAACCGACTATAGGAAAGATTCCAAGTGGTTTACCGCCGCCATCCAAAAAAGATCCAATTAAGGTAGCTCAACAACTAAAAAACCCAAATCCTGGCAAGGTTAATGTTGAAGTTTTAAAAATTGAGGAAAATGGGCAATGGTCATTCTCAAAATCGATTGGGACAAAAGTCGATAGACCCTCAACTCCTGCGATAGTCACTCGTCAGGCTCAGAAAATAGCACCTATCAATTCTAGTGTGGAGGGATTTAAGACGCATTCTCCAGATCAGACTAAGTTGATTCATGGGCTTGATGTAAATAATTCAAAACCCATGAGAGGAAGTATCGCCGGTGGAGCGCATTTAGCCTCTAATCCGATCAGCAAGCAGAATGTGATCTTAAAGAGAGCTAGCGATCACGCGAATCAAAAAGAGCGTGGTCATTTAGATAATGGATTTAATTCAGCTAAGCGTGAAGTGTTGTTTCACGACATGGCCCATGGGTATTTCGGCCTCGGCGAACATGTTCCAACAACTGCCGGATTTTCACGCGATGGTGAAGATTATTCTGTTCAAGAGATGAAGTCTAAAGCTAAACACGTCGATCTTAAAGATGATGTATTAGACAAACCCACTCAAGAGGGCGAAAATCCATTTGAAGCTGAGGGCCAGAAAGAGTTAGCAGATGAAAGTCATGGAAAAATTTTAAACAAACTTCATGATAATGGAACACTTCACAAGTTGGCCTTAATGGACAATATCATGGGACATCATGATCGCCATGGTGGTAATTACATGGTAGAAGGCGATGATAAGCTACATCTAATCGATAATGGTACGTCTTTTGACTACAAAAACTTTGATACGAACGACTATCCTGCCTATCTTAAGCATACCGAAGATTCTAAGATTAAAGGGATGGGCAAAGATGGCACTTCTTTACATCCAGAGGCGGTTAAATGGCTAAATTCCTTAGATTCCGATAAAGCTAAAGAGATATTGGCTGCTCAGGGTCATGGCCCCAATTCCTCTGTGACACAGGGATTTCTGCGTAGATTGCAAGGTATGAAGAATGCAGTAAATAATGGTCAAAAATCTTATAGAAGTGTGTATGATTTGTTAGAGAATAACCGTACGACCTCCGGCCCAATGTATCGACACGAAAACAAAGAACCAGCTTGGTTAATTGATTAAGGATATCTATGAAAGAGATTAAGTTCCATTTACATCGTGTTTTTCAAGGCGAAGATCGAGTCATTGGTCAATTTGTGGTCCGTGGGGATCAAATCAGTTTTCCGACTCATTCAGACAAATTTCACTGTGACATGTTCCCTGAAGGAAAGATGTCTGCATCTACTAAAAATCGCATAACTGAGTTACTCGATAATAAACATAAAACTATGTATTTGGAGAAGGTCGAGTAAGATAGGTTTATGGCTAAGAAATGGAATGAAGATGCAGCTATTCGTGGCGCATTACGAAGAGTTTTCTCTAGATCCCCTGTGATTCGTGAGGTCTTATTTAAGGTGAGAAGAGAAGTTGCTCGCTATAATAAGGATGGTAATCGTTCTAAGAAAGATGCTGTTCAATATCGATGTAATGTCTGTAAGAATTATGTAGGCAGCACAATGGTGACAGTTGATCATATTGAGCCGGTTGTCTCTGTAACTGATGGATTTATCGACTTACAGACTTTTAAAGATCGATTATTCTGCGCTGCTGAGAATCTTCAGGTCATCTGCGATACTTGTCATAACGTAAAGACTCAATCAGAGCGTATTTCTCGTCTCTTACTTCAATATGGAAAAGAGCTGGATGATCTTGAGGGACGAGTGAAGTCAAAGGATCTTTCTGACAAAGACGCTCTCAAACTTCTTAAGAAGTATATTGGAAAGAAGAAAACTTCTGGACTAAAAGATATCGCAGATAGAGCTATAAAGCTGAAAGAACAGCTTGTCAAAAATCAATCATCGGTATAATTTATTTTGAAATTCACCATCAAGGAAAAACACCATGAGCGATTCAAAACTAAGTCAATCATTTGTCGATAATGCAGAGAATCTAAACGAAGATGAAGCCAATGTTCTTATTGTTGAGGCTGAGCAGAAGATTCGTCAGATCAAGGAAGAGCGCGCAGCTGATGAGAAGCTAAACGCAGCAAAGAATATTGCTAAGGAGCTGGCGGCAGGTTATAATAGTGCTCTAAACTATGAGAAGGCAAAGATTGCTTTCTTACTAGATAAGATTGAAGAAATCCAGGATGGTTCCGTTAACCCTTCTTCTGGACTTAACACATAAGGAATTGCTATGTCACTTAAAGATGCATATTTTGATGGTTTAACTGGAGTTCTTCAGAAGCAGAAGGATGCTCATGATGCTGGTGTTGCTTTAGTTGGTGCGGGCACAGGTCAAGGTCAGTATGATGCAATCACGGCTGGATTGCAAGCGAATGCGGCATTAGGTCTAACCACTTTTACGGTCACGATTCCAGTGACCTATAATCCTGCTGCTCTTCGTGGGAATAAGGGCAATAACCTTATCTTAAAGGCCTTTCTTTCTGGTGTTTCAGAAGCACTATCTGTTCAACTAATTTATGGTTTCGAGTGTGTTCCTGCGCTCAACACTACTGATACCGTTAATACTTATATTGATCTAAACTTTACTTTCTAATTGCACGCGATGGGTGATCTACCCTTGATTAGGAAGAATTAACAAGGTTACTAAATGTAACCTTGTTTTTTATTTGAAAGGAATATAGATAAATGTTAATACAAGAAAGGGAGGTGCCTGCGTGTCCACGTAAAGAAAATGTCTTCTTTACATCGGACACGCATTAGGTACTTCGGCCACACTAACATAATTCAATATTGTAATCGTCCATTTAAGGATATTCATGAGATGAATGAGACGATGATTGAAAAATGGAACGCCGTAGTTGATCCAGGATGCGTCGTTTATCATCTTGGGGACTTCTCTATGGGCCCAAAGGAGAATGTCTTTATTCGTAAGCGCTTGAATGGAAAGATAATTTTGATTAAGGGCAATCATGACAGGAAAGATACTCTTCTTAAGGAAGCTGGTTTTGACGAGATTCATCGCAAACTCGAGATCGAGATCGATGGACATAAACTATTCTTAGCACATATTCCCCTCCAACTAGATCCTGGCAAGCGATGGTATCCCGAGGAACTTAAGTCTCAACCTCCGGAGTATTATGATTACTTTCTTTGTGGTCATGTACACACAGAATGGAAACGAAAAGGTAAAATAATCAATGTTGGTGTAGATGTATCGAACTTTACGCCGCTAACATTAGCGGAACTTCTTGTGAGAGATAATGTCTAAGAATTGTCTTCAATGTGGCACTGAATTTGAGGATAAGACTTCGAATCAAAATAAGGTCTGTTGCTCTAAAGTTTGTGTAAATAGACTTTGGTATTTAAGAAAAACTAATAAAACAGTTGATACGATTCGGCATAAAAATACTTTTGAATCTTACAAACAGACAGTTTTAGATTTGGGGCTTATTTTTCTAAGAATAGAAAAGAATACCAAACAGCCGCAAATGGTCGTTCAATGTGATAACGGTCATGAGTGGGTTTCTTCTATTACAAACCTTAAGAAAACTAAAGGTGGATGCCGCCAATGTTATGGTATTTCTAGAAGAACTTCTCTAGAAGAAGTAAAAAATGAAGTGGAAAATAGAAATTTTATTTTTGATGAGGCTTCTTATCAAGCAAGTAACAAGAAAATATTATTTAAATGCAATAAGTGTAGTTATGCATGGAATATTACGTTTTCTGATTTCAAACGTTACTCTTGTCCGGGTTGTAAGTCAGGTACAGAAAATAAAGTTAGAGAAATTTTTGAGATTTTAACCAACAAGAAGTTTCCATCTGTTAGGCCGCAATGGTTAAAAAATCCAAACTCAAACAGTAACGGTATTATGCAGTTAGATGGATACTGTGAAGAATTGCAACTCGCCTTTGAATATGACGGTGAATTTCACTTTGTTCCCTATTGGGGAACTAATACAACATCTAGTTTGATGGCTACTCAAGTAAGAGATCAAATTAAAGATGAGCTATGTGCGACTTTTGGAATTACTTTAATAAGAATTCCCTACACACAGAAAAAGAATTTAAAAGAGTTTATAAAAAATAAACTTATTGAAATAGGAATCCTACATGTCTAAGTTTAAAGAAACTGTACAGTTGCATTGTCATTCGAAGTATTCATTACTAGATGCTGTTCCTTCTCCCCAAGAATGGGTCCGCTGGTGCCTAGAAACAGGCACACCGGGTTTAGCAGTGACTGACCATGGCACTGCGATTAGCATGTATGATGCCTTACGAACTCCCGAGCTTATTAAAAATATTAATAAAGAGAATAAGGACTGGAATAAGGAGAATCCTAGTGAACCTCCCAGGCCCGAATATCCTCTAGACGGCACCCGTTTAATTCCTGGTGTTGAACTCTATGTTAAACTTAACGCTGAAGACAAAGGACATTATCACATTACTGCTTGGGCTTGTAGTGATGAGGGCTATCACAATCTGATGAAGCTAGCTTCATTAGCTTATAATGATACTGTTACTTATTTTGGTTCGATAAAGGCTAGAGTAACATTTGAGCAAATTAAGCAATATAGAGAAGGTTTGATGTTTGGGACCGGATGTATTGTTAGTTGTATTGGTCAAGCGATCATGCATGACAAAGATGAAAAGCTTGCCGAAGAACGTTTCCTCATGTACAAGGAACTGTTTGGCGACAATCTTCTAATCGAATTTCATGTTGGTGATATCACCCATGATTTTAACAAGAAGACAGGTGGTTTTGACGCGTTCCCAGTTGAGAACAGACCTGATGAGTGTACATGCGATCATAATAAGCAGCGCGGATACAATCTCTTTCTCAAGAAGATGGTTGATAAGTATGGCGGCAGATGTGTTCCTGTGACGGATGCTCACTTCATTCTTCCTGAAGATAAGATAATTCAAGATTGTCTACTGAAGAATGGCAATTCTAATGGCTGGTATTTCTATGAATCTTATCATCAACTTCGTTCTGAAGAGATGTTTCAGAAACTTCAAGTTCATCTTGGTCCAGAGTGGATGACAGAAGAGAGGTTTTCTGAGTGGATTGAGAATACACATATTCCGCTTGAACGCTCTAAGAGCATTAATTTAAAGTTTGAATATCACCTTCCAAAGATTCAAATTCCAGAGCATATTCAGGCAAAAGCTCCAGATGACTATAATGCTCAAACATACTATTACATGATGGAGCGCATTAAGGCCCATGGAAGATGGAATCCTGATCCCAAGTATGTTCAGCGATTCAAGACAGAACTCGATGTCATCATGAAGAACGAGAAACTCAACTTCATTCCTTACTTCTTAGTCTATGAGGATATTGGAACTTATGCTCGATCACAGGGCATTCTTCAGGGACTGGCTCGAGGTTCTGCCGGCGGTTCACTGATTTCATTCTATCTCAAGATTATTCATCTTGACCCTATCAAGGCTAATCTTCCATTCGAGCGCTTCTTGTCTCATGCTCGAATCCGCGCTGGATCCTTTCCAGATATCGATGCGGATATTGGTGATCGAGCCCGTGGTCTAATTATGAAGTATCTTCAGGACAAGTACCAACTCGGTTTTGCCCAAATTGCGACCTTTCAGAAGATGAAGACAAAGAATGCCATCAAGGATGCCATGTACGCTCTCTATGGCAAAAAAGGCAATGATCCAGAAGTGATGGCCATCTGCGAGACTATTCCGGATTCGCCACAGGGCGTTGATGAACACGACTTCTTGTATGGCTATACTGATCAAGAAGGTAACTATAACCATGGCGTCGTAGAGTTGAATAAAACATTGGCAAAATTTTTTCAGATAAATCCCGATATTCAGACCATGGTCAATAAGCTAATTGGAACAGTTCGTGGCTGGGGTCGACATGCTTCAGCATTTGTTATTTCTACTCTAGATCTATCTGCGGATCGGGTTCCAACCATGATGTTAGATGATGATCATATAGGGAAGATTCAGGTCACCCAATATGACGCCGTAATGGTTGAAAAAATTGGCCTTGTTAAAGCAGACATTCTAGGTCTATCAACGCTTACTGCAGTTTCTGACTGTGTTGAATTGATGAAGGCGAAAGGAATAGATTATCTTCAAGAAGAGAATGGAGTCCCACTCGTTTATCGGTTACCTGAAGATAAAGATGTCTACACGGACTTTTACAATAAAGACACAGATTCTTCATTTCAGTTCAATACTGAGCTCATTAAGGGCATGGTACAAGAGTTTTGTCCGCTCAATCGTCAAGCTCTCGCAGACTTTACTGCCTTGGCTCGACCTGGTGCGCTGGACGCAATTTTGGGGGATTCGACAGCCGCTCAGTACTACATGGATGTTCGCAATGGCAATAAAGAACTAACCTTCCTACACGAGGATCTGGTCCCGATTCTCTCAGAGACAAACGGTGTATTTATCTATCAAGAATCTGTAATGAGATTTCTAGTTGAAATTGCTGGATATTCTTGGGAAGAATCAGACATCATTCGTTCTGCTATCGCAAAGAAGAAGCAAGAAGTCATCATGAATTGCTTTGATAGAATTCGAGCGTCGTGTAGGAACCGCGGTTGGGACGATGAGTCCATTGAAACAGTCTGCCAACAGATATTGGCCTTCTCGAGATATTCATTTAATAGGTCACACTCTTATGCTTATGGTGAATTGGGATATATCACTATGTATCTTAAGCACCATCACCCACTTGAGTGGTGGGCTTCGATGTTGAACTTAGATCTTAAAGAAGATAAACTACGTAAATATGTAGCTAAATTAGGAGACATTGTCCGACCTCCATCACTTCGTCACCCATCCTCAAGATTTGAAGTTCGTCAAGATGAAAATGGGAATGGATGTATTGTGGCTCCAGTATCTGTTATCAAAGGGATCGGTCCAAAGGTAGTTCAAGAACTCTGTGCCAAGGGTCCTTTTTCTTCACTAGAAGATTTTGTTGAGCGTATTGACCATGCTAAGTGTAATACTGGCGGCATATCTGCTCTAATTAAGGGTCGTGCTGCAGATGACATGATGGATATGTCTGTCTTGGAGTATCCATCCCGTCGTCGCAAATTTATTGATGATTTTAAGCGTTTGCGCAAGAAGCCTCTTAAACTTCAAGAAGACGTATTTCAATTTGATCCATTATCTATCTTCTTGCAAGAAAAAGAAACAAATAAGGTCTTTAATAAGACATTACTCAGCGATCCCGACATTATGGCAATAGTGAAAAAGTATCACACCGACGAAGCTTCATTAGAATTGAATAGTCTTGTGACTACTAATAGGGAAGCTGTGCCGTTTCTTATGGGAAGTGTTCCGATTCTTGCTAATATCAAGATCGCTGAGGGTTTCTGTGGGAAAACAGATAAAGATGTTGGTCTTATCTTGCTTTACGAATCTTCTGCTTTTACCAGCGGAACTTCTAAGAAGAACAATCGTCCATGGTCGAAAGTAGGAGTTCAACTTTCTGATGGATATGCCACAATTGAATGTGTCGACTGGAAGGCTAAAAGGGCCTTTGGATGGCCCAAAAACTCTATTGTCTATGTTAAGGGCCAATTGAAGCCTGGCTGGAAGACTCCAGTATGCTTAGATATACATGAAATACAGCGCCTATCTAATGATTAGTATAATATTTTCATTAAAGGACAAATATGAAGGCGAAAGAAAATACAAAAATGAACGATCTTGCAACTTTAGCTGGCTTACTGGTTATGCTGAAAAATGCAGAAGTATCGCAAGTTATTATTGACAAAATTGAAACTTTAATGCTCGATAAGCTAGAAAAGGTGAAATAATATGTCAAAGTTTGTAATGGTAAAGACAGCACCAACTACTCTAAGGAAGGGTGAGATTGTTTTAGAATCACCAGATTTTTTGGAGCAGATTAGGAATAATGCGCATAAGGCTGCCAAAAAGAATCTTACAGGTCTTAATCATCTACGAGACATTTTGAATTCTATTCGGCAGAAGTACGATGTGGATCTTAATGTCTTCAAGATCCCTCTTTCTCAATATGAAGGTCTATCTTTTAATAGTGAAGAAGATCTAAGTCGAATTGTGGTTCGTCTATTAAAAAAGGAATCCCCTCTTACGTTTGAGAAGGTTTTGGAGTATAATATAAAGAATCGACCCAATGGAACAAAGTTGATTTATTACGTCGGTGATTGGGGAGATACCAGTCCGTTTTTTAGGAACGGTATCGACGCGATCGAAGAAAAAGACCTAGATGAATTTCTAGGCCTAAAGCCCAAGAAAGTTGTTGGAAAGCCAGCTGTTACCAAGGAGCAATCTGAGGAATCAGCTAGCTGATTTTGAAGATATCCTTTGAATTAACCTAACTAAAAAGAGAAAATACCCTATGAACTCAAATAATAAAATTAAGCTGAACATGGATTCACTCAAGACCTCTAAGGAGTGGATTCGTCACAAGGTGAAGAACGGTAGCAACATCTTCCGCATTCTCCCTCCGTTTGGAGACAATTCAAACGGTTATCCTTATCGAAAGTGGCAGATTATCTGGGGACTCACTGATCCCGCAAGTGGTCGTGTCCGTCCTTATGCATCTCCTTTGATGACTGAGAAGCGATGTCCTGTAACAGAGTATGTCGATCTGTTGAAGGAGCGTCTATCTAAGATGGAAGGCGATCTAAAGACTCGAGGTTTGGATGACAAGGCTGTTCGCAAGCATCCAAAGTATGAGCGTCTCTCAAAGTTTACACGTGATATTACACCTAAGACCACATATATTTACAACGCTGCTGATAAGGCGGGAGTCGTTGGCCTTCTAGAGCTAAAGGCAACTGCTCACAAGGATATGAAGGCCTGTATGAACGATTACATTCGTGATTACAACCAAGATCCTACTTCCTTGAACAGCGCCGATGATGATTCAGGCGTATGGTTTAATGTGAAGCGCTCTGGCGAAGGTTTCGATACAGAATATAAGGTTGAGAAGGTTCAGAATAAGGTCAAGAACGGCAATACCGTTTCGTTCCAAGATGATCGATCACCTCTGGCCGATGTCATTGTAGAGAATTTTGACAATCTTGCCTATGACTTGAGCTCTGTTTATAAGAGCACAACCTACGATGATGTGAACGAAGTACTTCAAGCCAATATGGATACTTTTCATCAAGTTTGTCCCGAAGCAAATCTCTCCCTTCCGGTCGATCTGGATTCAGACGATGCTGACGAAGAGGCGGTTCCAGTCAAGGCGGCTAGCCATGCGAAGGCTCAGGCAACGTCAACTGTTACCAAGCCAACGGGCAAAGCACCTGTCGCTCTTAAGCTCCAAGACGACGATGACGCAGTAGAGGAAACACCTAAGGCAGTCGTAAAGAAGTCAGCACCAGTTATGGATGATGACGATTTTATGGCCCAAGCTGACGCGATCCTAAAGGGATAATAAATGAGTAACCTACCTGAAAAGGTACTGGATATTACTCAACTCGCTGCTTACATAAACAAGATTGAGGAGTCAGCATCAGTATCAAAGATGCTGACTCCCGTCTATCTCCGGGACTTTATTATTGGTCAGGATGTTGCGACGAACTTGTATGCTAAAGCAGTAAAGGCTGATGCGAAAGCAAAAGCTAAACTTGAGTATGTTGAGTCCATTGCCTACCTAGAAAATGCTAAAGCATATCTTGATGCCAAGGGTATCAAAGATACGTCTGAGGCGCGAAAACAATACGTGAATATTGATCCTGCTGTCGTTGAGGCTAAGGATCAAAAGGCGCAAACAGAGGCCTTAGTAATCTTGCTTAAGGGTAAAGTTAGCGAACTTAAGCAGGCTCATGATGACCTTAAAAAAGTCACATACGCTGACGCAAACATGACCGATTTTGAAGGTATGTAATATAACCTGTGGAGATAACCTATGAAAGTTAAATTTAATAAAGCATCGCATACAGATGGAACGCTAGTTACTTTGAATCTTGCACAATTTGATGGGGATGAAACATTCAATCTCTTTCGTGAACAGTTACTTAAAAATGATCAAGTATATGTCACCGTTGAAGGACAAGACGTTGTTTTTTATGTAAATCGTGTTCGTAACGGTAAGGCAGTTACTGCGGTTACTCACTGTTTCCCTCGTTTCTTACGCCTTCCTCAGATCGGTCGTCCCGTGTTTGCGGAAGTTCAGGATATCGTCTAATGGCTAATAAATGGCTTTCTAAGATGAGCAGTGATTTTGGACTGGTAGCGTCAGAATTAAAAAATATGCTACCAGCTGTACTTCCAACGCGCTCACCTTCTCTCAATTGGGCTCTCGATATTGGCGGATTCCAACCAGGAAAGGTGTATGTTCCATATGGACCAGAGAGCGCTGGCAAATCACTACTCGTAATGATGGCAATTGCCGATTATCAGAAGCGAGATCCTGAGGCCATCTTCGTATGGTTTGATGCTGAATTCTCATTCAATCTCAAGCTGTTCGTCAAGGTCGGAGGAGATCCAGATCGTCTATATCTGCGTCGTACCAATGACCCAGAGAAGATCTTCGATTACATGAAGAAGGATATGAAGGCTCTGCTACAAGATGGCTGTCCTATTCGTGGATTTGCCATCGACTCCATCAAGTCAATCTTGTATCCAAAAGAGCAGAATATGAAGAAGACCACTGATCAAAAGATGGGTGGAACTGGTGCTTCATATCTTCCAACAGCTCTCAAGTGGATAATTCCAATTGTAGCAGAATTCAATCTTCTAGCTTTTCTAATCCAACAGGTTACAATGGAGATTGACCCCAATAAGGCAAAGAGGAATCCTTATGTTATCACTGAAGGTCGCGCTCTTAAGCATGCGGCTGATACGATGCTTGAGATTACTAAACTTGACTCAAAGGCAGGAGTTTTAGAATCTGGAACGGCCCTTTCTGGTTCTGCGCACCAGGTGGGTCATATTATTCGAGTCAAGATAAAGAAGAATCGTCTAGGGCGACCAGCTCGTGTTGCTCAATTCGCCTATCATTATGACAACGGGGTAATAAATACTGGTGCTGAACTTTTTGAGCTAGGTAAGACTCTAGGTCTCATTTACCATCCAGTGAGCGAGACCACCGGTAAGCCTAATGCGATGATGTGGGCATTCGGCAAGTATCCTGCTATCAAAGGTGAAGCTAACATGAAGCAGTTTATCATTGATTCTCAAGAAGTTCAAAATGAACTCATGGCAGCGTGTTTTTCTCACCAGGATTCTACAGAGATCAAAGTGGATGCTGAGGGAGTTGTCATTGAGGATATTGATGAAGAAGTAGATGGGATCAGCCTTGATAACGAAGACTAATTATAAATACTACCTGGCGAATGGAGCATATTGTATACATGCTCCATTCGCCAGGTAGTAGTTAATGGAGAAAATCCTTTGCGAGCAATGTTCATTGGAGATAACCATCTCCGTATTAATAAGTTTACTTTAGCGACTCAGTATTTAACTTGGATTAATAAACTCATTACTGAACAGAAGCCAGATTTAGTTGTTAATTTGGGTGATGCGTTAGACACTCATGCTGTAATTCGCTCAGAAATTCTTAATGAGCTCATGAACCATATTTACTCTGTTGTTGATCAAGGCATTCCCTATGTGTATCTCAAAGGCAATCATGATCAATATATGCCTAAAGATTCTAAATATCACGCCCTGCTACCATTCAAGAATAGGATTGGTAATCTATTCGTTGTAGATGAGACACAAGATCTGTTTGGGATGACGTTTGTTCCATATCTCATGGACGGAAGCCATTTTCCTAAGAAGACACAGCCTATCTGTGTCGCGCATCAGACGTTCTTGGGTGCTGATTATGGTCCTATCAATGCTCTAGAGGGAGTCGATGCCAACACTATCAGTGCGGACATCATCATCTCTGGTCATATTCACAAGAAGCATAATTTAGGAAAGGTCGTTTATGTAGGTTCACCATATAGCCAAGAGGCATCCGATGTCAACCAGATTAAGGGCGTCAGCATCTTCGACACTGATACATTTGAGTGGATTTTCCATCAAACTCCTCTACCAACATGGCGTTCTTTCAAGTATGAGCTCATTGGAGAAAAGAGCAGTGATGAACTTCATCTACGTCTTAGGGAAACTCTCACTAACGACTTCGACCATTATGTGGTAGAGATTACTGGACCTAAAGCTGAAGTAGTTGCCTATGTTGAATCAGCTAGATATTTAAAGTTGGTAAAAGGTCTTAGTATAAGACTTAAGACAGTATTTACGGACAAAGAGCGCAAGAAGATCTCTATTAATGCGGTATCGATGGAACAGATTGTTAATGAATTTGTAAATAAAGTCTATAATGGTGGCCTCGATAAAGCAAAGATACTTACTAGAGCAAAAGAAGTGCTTGAACAAGTGAAGTCCCAAGTGGCCTGATATAATAAGAGGGTGGTTTAAAATATGGAAAATACTGACATTACACAGCTTTTAGACTCTGACCGTTGGCTTTTGAATAACGGATTAGTATCGGATAATGTGAAAAATCAGTTATTTTTCTGTGGATCGATTGTTCATAAGGATGTTCAGGCAGTTGAGTTAAAGATAACACCAGAAACAAAGCTCGTAGATTACATCATCTACGTTACTCCTGATCTCATTAAGAAAATCGCTCTTTACAATAAACTATCTGTGTCTAAGTCACTGTTTGGTATGTGGAGATTTAAGAGACTTCTTAAGAAAGAAGGCTGCCTTGACTTACAGAAGGTTCTTAATTCATTCGTAACTGACTACTGCGGTCCTAAATGGACCGCAAAAGCCAGTATTATCAGCTTCGACTGTTACGTAGATAGTCTTGAGGTTGATAATGAAGATAGTAGAGCCGCAGGATCAGATAAATCACTTGACAACGGATAACGACGAACGTCAAGAACTCTGGGTTCGTTATTTAGAGAATAGCGACATATCCGCATTATCTCACTATCTAGAACAAATTCGTCAACAATACAGCGAAGAAAAGTTGCTTCAGATCACTGTCTGGAAGCAACTTGAAAATCTATCTGATTTCAACTTACAGTGGTTATTTGACAATTTTACCGACTTAGAACAGTCGGTGATACAATTGTTGATTCTAGACGTGTCACTTCAACAAATTAGTAGTATAAAGAGTATAAGTATAAATAGACTTCGTCATGTAATTTCTATTATTCGTCAAAATAAAGCATGGGAAGATTTTAAGGATTAAAATGGCCCTCAAAACGAATTTAACAGATAAAGAGAAATATGGACTCTCTGAAGAAGAGATTAAGTTAGCAACTCGCTGGCTTCGAGCGCACAAGACTGCCGGTGCTATTCCTGATCTTGAGGCTGCTAAGTTATTTGAACTTTATCTATTGGGTGAACCTTTAGTCAAACTTGCTCAAAATTTCCCTCAATACCCATTAGGGCAAATTGCTTTCACGGCCGCATATAAGTGTTGGCCAGCCGATAGAGATCGTATGATGTCTACTCTTAAGGATAGAGTTCAAGCTAAAGTTGTTAAGAGTGTCCTAGATCAAGTAGACTTTTTAACTAGCATGATGGCAGTTGCTAATGCTGAACACTTAGATACTATGGCAAAATATGTCCGCGATCCCGTTAACAATCCTAAGCCTTCTCTAAGAATAACTTCGATCAAAGATTATAAGGATATTACGGATACTCTTTTGAAAATTGTTGCTGGTGCTCAATCTAGTCCACAAGACGCAGGCAAAAAGTCATCTCCAATGATTTCAGCCCTATCCTATTCAGCTGGTAAGGCATTGCCGGCACCCAAAGAAGAAATTGAAGAAGTTACAATTATGAATATCGAGAACCATGGCAGCTAAAAAGAAAGCCACTCAGCAACTCACTCTCGAGCAGAAGCGTAAGATCATGCTTCAACCTTGTAAGACTAGGGCTGAGTTAAAAACTTGGATTCGTTATTTTTTAGGATTAGATCTCCCCGATTACACTGTGTCGCGGCATGCCGACACCAATCCTCTTGAAGTTGTGTGGCAAATATATGATATCTGTGTAAACAAGAACAATCCCGAGAAGATTCAAGAGTTGCTTTTCGTTGCGTCGCGAGGTTCCGGAAAAACCCTAGGTGCTGCTATCGCAGAATTCATGATTCTGCTTCATGATCAGCGTGATATCGCTCACGTTGGTGCCATCATGCAGCAAGCCGAACGTGCTTACGAATATATTCAGCAATTCTGTGTCGCTCCTAATGTCAAAGAGATAATCGATCCCCCTGGCGTACCTGAAAGTCAAAAGATTCTTCAAAAGAATACAATGTCTAAGAGCGTTTTCGAAGTCAATGGACAGAAATGCTCAATGGAAATTCTTCCAACTACAATGAAGGCGCTTAATGGCGTCCACTGTTCACTTGTTTCTTGTGACGAGCTTGATACCCTTCAAGGTGAAGGTATTAAGGCAATTAAAGAAGTCGCCGGTATGTTGGATACTAAAAAGGGTAAGAAGCCTCTTCGCATTGGCATCTCAACTCGTAAATCACGCGCCGGTCTCATGAACGAGATGATGGAGAATGCTATCAATAAGAGAGGGGAACGGGTAAGGCATATTCGTTGTTGGACAGCATTAGAATTCACAGAGAGATGCACCGATGAGCGTTCGGGGACAATTAAGACCGATTATTATATCAACGTAGAGAAAGGGGAAGTACTCAGTACAGAACAGTACAGCCGATTAGAATTTTCTAAACAGAAAGATTATTTCTTAGAGCAAGGCATGTTCGATAAGTGCCGGACTTGTCCTGTTGCTGTCTTCTGTCGTGGCGATGCTAAAAAGCAAGTATCTACATCTAACATGCTCAAGAGCATCGACGAATTAAATCAAAAGATCTTGGGAGAAGGTTATGATTGGGCAGCTTCTCAGCTCTTCAATTTGAAACCATCTTCTGAGGGCATCATCTTCCGGGAATTTGAAGAGAAAGTACATGTCAAAGAGTGGAATGAAATGTGGCTCTTGCTTACTGGTAAGGAGTTCCCAGGACAGTGTACTCATGATCTGTTTGTTAAAAAATGCTTAGAGATGAACCTACCATGTTATGGTGGAATTGACTGGGGATGGAGTAATCCACACACAGTTGTTTATTTGTTTGTAGATAAGAATGAGAATATATTTGTTGTGAAGTGTGATGGTATGACTTATATCAGTCAGCCTATGTGGATTCATCAACTTAAGACAAAATATCATAATAAGTATCGCTGTCAACTCTACGCACCCGATCTTGCTGATAAAGGTTCTGTCTTAGAGATGCAGAAAGCCGGCCTGCCGGTTGCCAATGACGCCTTAAAGCCTGAAGTGAATACGAGTATCCAAACTGTAAAGAAGTTCCTTCGAGTGCCTGGTATGACCCAACCTAAGATGTTTTTAGCTAAAGAGACATGCCAGCCTCTCATTGATGAGTTTACAAAATATCACTATAAATTAAACGCATCTGGCCTACTAACCGATGATCCTGAAGATACTGACAACCACTGGATAGACGCCCTTCGATATATAATGTTTATTCTATTTGGTAAAACTACTATCGTTTTGGGTGGTGGATTGGCAAATACTGACTTAGAAGGCCTCACAACGCCTGATGGAGCTTTTAATCGCATGCCTACTCCAATGGAATATGCTATAACCCAAAATATAGTTGTCAATTCTGAGCCTCCGGATATGTCTAAGTTGGGTAAAATTGGAACTTCAAGAGAGTTAGATAAGGCCGCAGAACATGAAGAAGAGGGTGAAAGTGGAGGCAGTGGCAGCTTTTTGTGGAACTTTTAATAGGCCTTATAGTTGAGTGAGACTTAAGGTAAGATAGAAGAAAAGGAAGGTTAAGATGGCCTGGTATAACGACTGGTTAAAAAAGAGTATTCAAGGTGAGATTTCTGAGCTTCTAAAGGCTGACGGAGTTTCTGCCCCTGAGCCTTCAACTTCTCAGGAAAACACGGCTGATAAGTTGCCAGAAGTCCCTGATAAGCCCTCTGAAGACAAGAAAATTGCTCGTCAATTTGTCGATGACCCATATTTCGATATGGTCAGTAACAACTATAATTACAAGACGAAGCTCAGTCGAATCACCAACAGAACCCTTAAAGAAGTATCACTACGCGATTGGCTCATCTCTTCTATTATTCAGTGCCGTGTAGACACTGCTGCTCGTTTCTCAAGACCCGAACATCGTCGCCACGAGATGGGTTTTCGTTTTTTTAAGCGCGACAATAATTCAGACTATTCTGATCAAGAACGCGATGAAATCGCAATGCTAGAAGATTTTATTTACAACTGCGGTCGTCGAGAGGGTGTGCCAACAGAGGATAGAATCCTATTCGGTGAATTTTTAAAATTAATAGTTCGAGATGCTATTACATTTGGTCACGTTGCTGTAGAAAAAGTTAAAACACGTGGCGGTGGCTTGCATCGGTTCCGCCCTCGTCCAGCAGAATCTGTTTATCTTATTAATAAGCAACTACCCAAGGCCACTGTGGCCCGTGATGCAGCTGCTGCTAAAAAACTCTATGAGCCGAAGAGTGATAACGATCCTCGTCTAGATCAAGAGGTTAATACACCTGAGCACGAATACGAAAAATACGTTCAGGTTTCATATGACAATCGCCCACTCAATACCTTTGGCGATGAAGATATGATCTTCAAACTCTTCAATCCTCAGAACTTTGTTGATTCTCGTGGTTATTGCTACAGTCCGTTAGAGCTAGCTATCATCACCGTTCGTTCCCATCTTGATGTTGAGAACTTTAACGCAAACTTCTTCACTCACGGTTATGCCTCTAAAGGTGTTCTTCACCTTAAGGGCACTGTGACCCAACAGCAGCTCGCCAATTTCCGACGTTCTTTCTACAACAGCATTACTGGTCAGCAGAATGCCTGGAGAACGCCTATCGTTGCCGGTCTTGATGAGGTGCAATGGGTTCCGATCTCTGCTTCATCGCGCGAAATGGAATACATCAACTTCAATAACCATCTGATGCGCATTCTTTGCACACAATTTCAAATTGATCCTATGGAATTGGGACTTGACTATCTTGTCTCTAGCAATGGTAGATCGAACATGCAACAGGCAAGCAGTGAATATAAGGTTAATTATTCGCGCGAGCGTGGCCTTCTCCCAATCCTCACTTTTATTGAGGACATGATCAACTGTGATATTCTCCCCGCCCTTGATAAGAATTTAGCGGCAAAATATAAATTTACTTTCACTGGTTACACAGACGAAACTCCCCAAACAGAGATTGCTCAATTACAGGCAGAAGTGTCTGTCTATAAGAGCATGAATGATGTTCTTCGCCAGGCCCAAAAGGATCCAATCAAGCATAAGATTGCCGATCTACCTCTCAGCGCGGCATTCTGGGCACTTGTTGAAAAGAACTATACTCGCGGAGAGATTCGAGAGATGTTCCTAGGAGATAAGGGAGCCGCAGAACGCAAAGAACTCCAGTATATTCCTGGAGATCCAAGCTTCGCTGCTTGGCAGCAATTCTTAGCTACTCTTGTAAGTCAGAAAGAGCAAAAGGCTCAAATGGCAGCTCAGCAAGATGCTCAAGCCCAGCAAGCACAACTTGAGCAGCAAAAGGCTGAACAAGAGCATCGCCATGCGGAAGCCGAACATGATCGTAATAAAGAGAAGCACGAGATGGAGATAGAGCAACTTAAGGCCAATGCTGCTCATAACGTCGTTCAGGCTTCTCTAGGCGATACTGCAAAACAATTTGGAGCTACGAAGGCCAACCATATTGAAGGTCAAACTGTAGCCAATCCGATTAATAAATTGAGTGAGTAGAATTAACGAGTAATTAGGTGTGGCTTACTCTCAGCCATACCGTTGCCAGAGATAACAACGTATTCGGCATTTTCTTGTAATTCTTGAAGATTGTGGGCACCAGAGTAACTGAAACCTGAGCGTATACCGCCTTCTAGTTGCCGCACGATGGCCTGAACAGGTCCCTTATATTTAACGAAAGTGGATTCGCCTTCAGGCGTATAAGAAGAATCAGTTTTGGATACTGAATCTCGCGCCGCTCGACTAGCCATACCTCTATACTCTTTTGCGTGATAGCGAAGACCTTTTTCATTGGTCAGTTCAACTAGTTTACCTGGACTTTCCGCCGTTCCTGCTAGAAGTGATCCAACCATTACGAGATCGGCACCAAAAGCTAATGCTTTAACGATATCACCTGAGTTGCGAATACCACCATCGGCAATTATGGTAACTCCATAAGCCTTTTTAATGCTAGCACACTCCATAATCGCAGTCAATTGTGGTACACCATGCCCCGTGATGATGCGAGTGGTACAAAGCGAACCAGGCCCAATACCAACTTTAATAACCTTCGCCCCCGCATTGGCCAGACGTCTCGCACCTTCACGAGTAGCAACATTACCAGCAATGACATTTATGTCTTCTTTGGCCAACTTTTCAATCATGTTGAGCATGTGCTTGGAGTCACCGTGAGCTATATCGATATTAACTCCTAAGACTCCGTAATCGGCATATTTAAGAGCCCATTCTAAGTCACTATCTTTTACTCCAATAGACGGAATTGCTATAGACTTCTTATCATCATGGATCTCTTTGAGCCAATTAAAAATTGTCTCATACGGAGCATACCTATGTAGGAATCCAATTCCGCCTAGACGAAACATTTCTTCGGCCATAGCTGTCTCAGTTACAGTATCCATATTTGCAGAACAAATGGGAACTGGAAGAGAGACACCGAATAAGTTGGTGCTAATATCTACATCTTTTCTAGATGCCAGATCGGAAAATTGTGGTACAAGGAGGATGTCGTCAAATGTTAGAGTGTTTGAATTGATTAGAATGGGCATAATAAAATTATACTTATGGGAAAAAATGATCTAGATAAATTAGAGCATTATGATGCGATATTAAGGATGTTTTTTTCTCTTAGATATGATTTCTAAGAAGACCTTTCTCTCGTGTAAGAGTACTACTTATGATGCTTATTGGCGCCGTTACCTATCTACCTTATATTGAATCACTGGAAGTATAATTTTCAAAGAATCGATATCATTTCCATTGGAGTCACTTTGTCCTTGATTATCCTCGAAGGACTCGACCGCACAGGCAAGTCGAGTGTTGCTAAATATTATGAATCACAGGGGTTTGAAGTTGTTCATCAATCTGCCCCTCCGAAAGGAATGACAGCTGATTTGTATTTAGAAGAACAAATACAATTAGTTTCACGAGCCGCTCAGAGAGATATTATTCTCGACCGTTCATACTACGGTGAGTTGATTTGGCCTCAAATATATGGTCGAGAGGCGCTTCTTTCTGAGGAAAGCCTCGAAGTGCTTGGTGAGTTAGAAGAATCAGTAAACACTGTACGAATTCTCATGGTCGATCATAATGTAGAAGCTCATTGGCAGCGCTGCGTTGATAATAAGGAACCATTGACTAAGCCACAGTTCGTACGAGCTCGGGCATTGTTTTCGACTATGGCTGATAAATATGGTTTTGTGCGGAAGACCCTTCTCGACTTTCCTGAGATTGCTCCACAGGAAGTTTTAACTAAACCACCAATTGAAGTAACTAAGTCTGTTGTTGCTACCCCTAAACTTACCAACGAGCAGATCAAGCTTGAGACTGCGAACGCCATCAATGACATTCTTTCTAAGCGTCTCGTTAAGCAGAAGGGACCGATCTACGACAAAATAGAGACCAATCTAAGAACTTTCCTTAATACTGAATTGGGGAAGATTCTCGGTACAAAAACAGAGACAATCAATAATCAATTTTCCACTGAAGAAGTTGATTTGCTTAAATTCTTTTGTAAGAAACTCAAGGAGAAACAATAATGAAGCCAGTTAATGGGATGAAGCGCGGTGTTAAGTTGGATCCAAAGCCGACTAAGACGGAACGAATGATCTCGATGGATAGAGAGCTACAGAATAC